CTATTTTTCTTTATTGTCTTCTATAACTCCTTCAGGTGTTATTATCTTGTTTTTAATAAGCGACCCTCTTTCGTTGAATGCATAAAGTTTTCCATCAATTACTCTTGTATAATTTAAATGACAAGTTCCCCAATCATTAAAATAAAAAGTCTCTTCACCGATTGTTATCCATTTGTCATGTACCATATAACAATCTTTATCGAAATAGTACCATTCGTTCTTGTACTTAAGCCACTTATCTTGATATGCATATCCGTTTTCATCAAAATAGAACCAATTATCCCCTATTTTTTTCCATTCATTATGAGGATATGAACCATCTTGATTTTTATACCACCATCTTCCTGTTGCTTTTTCTTCTTGCCAACCTGATTCAGTATATCCATTTAGATAATTTCTTACTTTATCAACAAAAATAGTCCATGAAATTCCATTCTTATTTGCTCTTATTTCATGAGGACAGTCTTTCCCTGACCAATAATTATGTTGCACCATATTACTGATGTCTATATTTTCTTCTTTCAACAAAAGGGCAGCAAGTTTCGCTCCATTCTCAATGGCTTGGTTATAATCGCCATCACTATTTACACATATCTCAATAGAAATGCTTTCAGTGTTGCCTTTTCCTTTTCCATCACCAGCATGCCATATTTTAAAATCATGAGAATGTGTTTGAATTGCCTCTTTATCATCTACTTGCCAATGCCAACCATAACCTACACCGCCTCTAGCTTGTAAATTATGATGAGCCATAGCATTAGATCCTTCATCTGTATTTCCGGTTTGGTGAATAGTTAGGTAGTTTTTAGGATTACCTCTTCCAAAACTGACTCTATTTGATACTGAATCAGGAACTATAAGTCTTTTTATTTTCATAAAGTCCTCCTATTTCTTATTTTTTTCAACTTCATCTACAAAATTTTTAAATAAGCTAACATCTATACCCATTTTTTTTAGATTTTCTAAAATTGATTTTAATTCCATAAATAGATATCCTAAATACAATACATACACAAGTCCTATTCCAATACCTTCAGGAATCAAAATGGATACAGGTATAAAGAAAATCATTACAATCATGCTGCAAATTTTTCTTAAAATTCCATTTATTCCTTTCTGACTTATTATGTTTTGATTTATTTTTGCTGATACTGTGCCTGTTAAAAAATCAATTATCATCGCAATGGCAATTAATCCTAATATAAAAAATATCTTTGCATCTTGTGTGCCTGTAAGTTCTCTTAAAAATTCAATCATCATTATTATCATCCTTTCTTTTTAGTATTCTTCTTTTTTCCACTCTTGAGGAGTGTTTTTTGGTCTTGAAATATTTTTATCTTTTATTGATGTATAAATTGTGTTATCATCTAAAACTTTGTCACCTTTATTATATGTTTTCGTAATTGAATAATTGAAAATAGGTTTTAAAGTTTCTGAATCTATTAGTTGATATTTATTTGTTAAAAGCGAATTGAAATGATTATCTGACTTATGTTCAGAAACAACTTCATAGACTCTTCTTTCTATTCTAAATCTGTCGCCTTTATGATATGGAAAATTAGGTTTATACTCTTCATACTTTTCTATTGGATTTTCTTTATTTTTTGGGGTTTCAACTTCTTCAACCGGTATGTTTAAAATTTCAAAAATGTTATTAATTTTTGTTAATTCAGATTCTATGCTTGTTCGTTTTTCTTCAATTTCAATAATTTTTTGGTTTTTTAAATCTAACTGTGCTTGAAGAGTAGCTATTTCAACCTTATATTTTCCTTCAGTTTCTTTTAAATCGTCTCTTCTTTTTTCAAGTTCTTTTTTTCTGATTTTTACTTCATCAATCGTCATTAGCAATCATCTCCTTTCTAATTTTCAACTGGAAAAGTTATTTTATCAAAACAAGCCCATTTTCTCCATTGTGATTCATCCCCGAAGGTTCTAATAACATCTCCATTCGGTTCTATTCTTGCTATTCCTAGTGAGTAATCGTCAAGAATTACATCACCGAAAAATTGTCTCTTTGGTCGATACTGTTCCGGAAGTGTAAAAATTACAGTTCCCCATTTTGTTACTCCGCCGGTTACAATTCCTTGTAAATGAACATTTCCATTTATATCTTTATAAAAAGATAGTTTGTTATGTTCTCCTGGTAAATTATTCCAACTATTTTTAAGCTGAGCTTCTATAACCTTTTTCTTTATAGACTTTTCAAACTCTACTTCTTTTCTAAATTTTGTTAGTATATCTACATCAAATAAATTATTAAGTATAGAACTTCTCCCTATCGCCATGCCTTTTCCGTCTTTATGAAAATCGAAAAGCACGAAACTTGTGTATACATAAGTTATACTTTCATTCGAAGTATTAAAATCAGATATACTTAACCTAAATTCATACTCTCTATCTGTTGTGATGTTATAAGTTAAAGTGTTTGAATTTAAACTTTTTTCTGTCCCTGATTTTGCTGTTGCCCAATTTGTGCTCCCTCTAACTCTTCTTTCGATTTTCCAATTGCAAGGGTTCTCATTTGCAATGCTTGACATTTTAAAGTTATAAATCAACTTTACAACTTTTTCATCACTCTCTGTTCTATCTGCTGTAAAATTTATAATTTTTGGGGGATCATATGGTTCAACTTTGATAATTCTTTTTTCGCTTGAAGTCTTTCCTCTGCTATCAGTAATTTTTATATCTATTTCGATATTTCCACTTTGTGTTATTTCTTTTGTTGTTACAGACTGCCCTGTATAGGTATTTTTATCAACTGCAACACTTATATCCTTAATAGTCGCCCCTTCTTTACTTGTTGTTCTAGTGTCAACTTTAAGCTTACTATGATTTTGTACATATACTCCTAATGCTTTACTCTTTAAGTTTATATCAGAAATATCTATTAATTCTATTGTTGGAGAAAATTCATCAGGAACTTGCATATTCCATCCTGGACTATAAACTGTTTCTCCAATTTGTTTTCCATCCTTAAAGGTGTTAATCCCAATATCCATATATATTAAACTATTATTAGGTTGTAAATTGATGTGTTCTTTTGTTGAGATGAATTTCAAGTCTAAATCTCTCGTTTTTTGTGCGATATAATGCCATTGACTACTTCCTTTTTCACCACGAATTACATACCATACATCATGTGTAACATCTCCTGTAAGTTGTTTTTGTATATGAATTATGTGTTCTTCTCCTAAATCTCTTGAGCCTTGCATTATATCTGAAATAGTTGACATTCTTGGAATTTTATCAAGTTCTATCGTATCAGAGCCACCGTCAACACTTCCCACAAAAGAACCATGTATTCTAGCACTTATATCAAGAGTTGTTGACAGCCATACATCTAGTGTCCCATCGGGATTGTGATAAATTCTTTTTTCAAGACTTCCTAAATGAATTGTACTATTCCCTCTTGTGCTTATATTTGAAGATGTTATGTTGTAATTGTTACCAGCGATGTTTACTTTATGAGTTCTTGAACCAATATACAGGTCATATCCACTATTGCATACTAGATATAGTGATATTGTTAAGTCGCTATAATTCTTATCAATATTTTGAGCAGCTTTCCACTCTGTCCTTATCGTATAACCTTTTTTAAACGTTTCTTGATAACTTCCTGATAAAGCCATCTATTCCACCACCTTTCTAAAAGAAAGATTTCCGTTTTCTCTAGGAACAAAAGCGAAATTTCCTATTCTTATACTTCTTAAAATTCTTGCATTTGTGATATATAATTCTTCATTTGAAAAATATGCAACTTCTGCCTCTTTTAAAAAGAAAGATTGTTTCTTAGGAGATAGTCTCATTTTAAATTCTCCATCTTTCTTTCCCATTTCCATTCCTTCAATATCAAATCTTATATAGCTTGATATATCATCAAATTTCCCTTGAAATACACTTTTGTCATTCTGATAGATTTCTTTAAATTTATCAAAATCAAAAGTTATAGAATCGTGAGTTTGTTTTATACTTGACTTTATGAATTCTTTTAATTGTAGATTGTTAAGTTCTAAATTATTAAGTTGTTTTGCAAGTTCTGAATTTGTAGTGGTTAGATTTAAAATTTCTTGTTTTAATTTTTCATTTTCCTTTTCTGTATCTTCTAGAGCAGGAACCCATGTTGTTGCAATTGTTCCCTCTTCAATTTTGAGTTTTTTAATTGAAAATACAGGCTCTTGATTATTTTCTAAAACTTCAATAAAAAGTTTTTTTACGTCTTTAGCTTTTAAAACAACTCTTTTTTGTTCTTTACTTTTTACAACTTCTTTAAATTCTGCTGTATATTCATTTAAGAAGAATTTTAAATCGAAATCTGACAAATTTTTACAATCAAAACTAAAAACATAGTCTTTGTTTTGCAATTTCAAATTGTCAAAAAGATAAAAAGCTAGTATGTTGCTATTCACATCTGTATTTCTTTCAACAAGTTTTATACTTTCACAGTCTCCCCAATCTTCTATATCATTAAGTTTATCGTACTCTATACTTTTCGCTCCGAAAGTATGCCATTTTGATTTATCAAAAAAGTAACTGTTTTGTAGCAAGTTTCTAGCACCAACTTTTACCTTTGACACTTCACTTGTTACAGATTCATTTATCTCACTTTTTAAAACTTGATTATTTACCAAGAATTCATTGAAATTTTCTTTTTTCACAAGTCCTTCTGTGATTTCTTCTTTAGCTTTTACTGTTAGTCTATCTGAAGTAATGCTGTTTGCTTTTATTCTATCTCCATCTAAAAAGCCTGTTAGAATTCTATCAGCATTTATAATTCCGTCATTGCTTATTGCTAATGAATAAGTACCATTCCACCCTGTAGAACTTCCCATTATTCCACCGAGTCCTATTCGGAGGACATTTTTTGCCTTTTCTTTTGGAAGTTGATCAACATAATAAGTTCCATTTTCTGTTTCGATTTTATATCCGTTTAGCAATAATTTTTCGAATTTACTCGTTGCCTTTTTAATACTCTCATCAAATCTTGAAGAAAAATCATATCTTCCAATCTCTTTTTTTACTTCTTGAGAAATTTGCTCTTGTCTATTTTGTAAATATTCTGATAAGTTTTCAGTTCTATTTATGAATTTTATTTCGTTTTTTGTTTCATCATCAGAATATTTCGTTATTTCGATTATTCTATGTTTTTCTTTTTTCTTTGTTTTGTAATTTAAAAATGTTATTATATCATGAAGTCTTAAGTCTCTTCTCTCAAGTTCTATAATACTTAACTCATATTCAATTAAAGGCTTTGAATGTTTTTCTAATAACTCTTCACAATGCTTTTTTAAATTCAATTTATCCGTAAATCTATCATCTCTGAAAACTGCAGGAATTATATTTTTGTTATAATTAAAATTTTCAACATACTCTTTTCCATTATTTATACTTGAGAAAGTCATTCCTTCACTCCCAAATCCGTATATCCTTGTATAATGTTCGTAAGTATCTTTTTTAATTATAAATTTTTCTAAATTTATATCTTTAGAAACTATATAATCTCGGTCGGCTCCTTCATCAATAACCTTTAAAACTTTATTTTTACAATCAAATTCAAAAGTGCAATTGTATAATTCTTCAAGCTTGAATATTGCACTTAATAAACTTTCATCTTCAACTGTTAATGTTCTTCTAATTTTTACAGATTGTGCATTTTTTATTTCCCAACCCACAGGATCTAATAGTTGATGAAGTATATCATTTAATGTAAGTGAATCAAAACTTTTCTGTCCTACATAAAAATCTTTTTTAAGACTTGTAAAATCAAGCGTGCAAGTAACAACCTCTTCATCTATACTTTTAATTATAAATTGATTTTCTCCGGAAATGAAAAAAGGTTCTTCACAATAAACCTCTTCATCTTCTCCTATTTCAAATTCTAAAGTTATTAAACCATCATACTCGTAAGTTATTTTGCAGTCTTTATCTAAAATTTTATCTCTTGTTTTTAAAAAATTAAGTAACATAGTTATAATTCCTCTCTATAATCAATGTACACTTCATTTATTCCTTCGAGTTTTAAAGTGAACTCTTTGTTTTTACTTTTTATAAATTCATAAAAATCCCAATCAATTAAGTTTTTTACTTTTCCTTCTTCAGCATTGATTTCAAACCCTGTTTTTGTGTTAAATTTAAAAATCATATTATTTAAAGTTACACTCTTTTCTGAAACTACACTTGATGTATCTAATGAAAAATTTAAACTTATATCTCTAACAGAATCAAAAACTATTTTATCTCCATTTTTTAGTTTTCTTTTTTTTCTCTTTCTGAAAATTTTACCATTACAGTTGAATGTTATTAGAATAATATTGTCTTCTTCAACTTCTACATCTGAACAACTGTCTAAAAAAACATCATATTCTTTATCTTCATCGATTAATGTAATCTTTTTAAATAATTCTTTTAATCTATTTACATTGTAAATTAAATCATTATCAACTTTTAAAAAACAGTTTATATTTATTTTATAAAAATTTTCTGTGCTGGATTTCAATCTGTTTTTAAAAAATTCAGGAGTGTAATCTGAATTTTTATAATTAATTGTAAATTCTAAAACATTGTATTTAGTTTTCAATTCTTTTATATTTATCATACTTTAACACTCCCTAATCTTTTTAAGTTCATACCTTGAAAGCTATCTGTATGCTTCCAAGTCGCTTTTGCTATTTCTTTCCCGTCTAAAACAGAATTTACTGTAATGTTTAAACTATTTTTCATTCCGTTAAATTCACTTATAACTTGATTCATTTTTGAAATGATATTACTGCTTGTAGTTAAATCGTAAGAACCTGTCAATGTTTTTTTTATATTTTTTTGTTTTTCTTCGTATCCTTTAGTGAATGCTTTTGATAAGTTTGCTCCACTTTTTGAAACTTCATCTTGCATTTCTTCTGTACCTATAACAAGTCCCTCTCCGATATTTACACCAAATTCCATCATAAGTCTTGACGGAGAGTTTATTCCAAAGAACGATTTAATACTTGATACAAATCTCTTCGCTATATTTTTAGCTGCATTTACTAATGCTCCTGCCATTGAACCAACTCCACTTATAAGACCTTGAATAATGTTACTTCCTATGCTATACAAATTTATACTTGAAAGAAAACTATACGCTTTATTCCAAATGTTTGATATAGTTTCAGGAACCTTGCTGAATATGGATGATATACTTTGAAATATTCCATTGAATGTATTTCTTACAACACCCCAAATTGCACTTAGTATTCCACCAAAGAAACTTGAAATTCCATTCCAAATTGATGTGAATATCCCTTGTACTCCTGTCCAAACTCTGCTCCAATCTCCTGTGAAAATTCCTGCGAAAACATCCCAAGCACTTTTTATTACATTTATTATAGTGTCGAAAATGATTTTTATACTGTTCCATGCTGTTGAAAAGATTATTTTTATAGTTTCCCAAGTTGTACTAAATGATGTTTTTATAAGTTCCCAAGCTAACTCAAAAACCGGTTGGAATGTACTCCAGAACACTTCCCAAGTCGCTTTTAAGAATTCCCAAACCGAGTTCCAAATTTCAACACAGGTTGTTTTAAATCTTTCAAATGGTTCTCTTAAAGAGTCAATCCCCTCTTTTATCCAATTTATTAGTGGTAAGATAACATTATTCCATGCATTTTGAAAGTCTTGCTGTAATACTGCCCAAACGTCTTTTACAACTTGCATGAATGCTTGAAATGCTTTAGCTACAACTTTTAATGCTTTATCTACAACTTGTCTAAATTTTTCTGAATGCTTGTAAGCGTAAATTATTCCTGCTACAAGTCCTGCAAGTGCTACAGCTACTGCGACAAAAGGATTAGTCATAAGAACTGTGAATGTTTTTACTAAACCTGCTCTAAATAAAGTCCCCATTGTTTTTAATGTTGTAAAAGCACCTTTAACATTTGCAACTACTGAATGAATTCTTCTAAACGAATTAATTACTTTTCCAATTCCCGATGTTAATTTTCCGAAAATTATTAAAACTGGAGCAACTGCTCCAATTATTCCTGCCCATTTTACTATCATTTCTTTTTGACTATCTGATAGTTTTGAAAACCAACTACTTAATTGTTTTGCTTTGTCTGCTAAAGTTTTAAAAATTGGTGCCAGCATTTGCATTGCAACATTTGCAAGTTCTGCTCCTGTTAATTTTAAAGAATTAAAAGATTGTTTTAAATCATCAATTGGATCTCTTGTGTTTTGAAATGTTGTCTCAAGAGAGCCTTTGCTTCCTTCAATTGCTTTCATCATTTCTTCAAATTCAAAACGACCACCTTTTATTGCATCAGCTAAATCCGGTCCGGCTTTTTGTCCGAATACTTTTATTGCTTTTGTGGTCGCCTCTGCTAAGTTTGGAGCATTCTTAATTTCATCAAGCATTTTTCTAAATTCTACCTTAGCATCTTTTCCTTCTTTTGCCCAGTTTCCAATTGCTTTTTTCATACCTGAAAAAGCAATCTCTGTATTTACACCTGCTTTTTCCCATGATGCAAATAGAGCAATACTTTCTTTAGTATCAAAACCGAGTTGTCGCATTGGTGCTCCGAATTTTGTTAATGTATCTGTTAGTTTTGCAACTTCTATTCCTGATTGTTGCCCTGCGACTGTAAGTTCATCAAGAACTGTTTTATATTGGTCTGCAGGTATTCCTGCATCACCCATAGCTCTAGCAACTAACATTATCGCACTATTAACATCTTGTCCTGTAACTTTTGCAAATTTTAAGAAGTCAATACTTGCTTCTTTTAAAATATCCCCTGTAAAACCAAATCTTGTGTTAAGTTCGCCTACAGCATTTCCTGCATCTGTTGCTGAAGGTACTACTTCACTTTCAAACACTTCTTTTGCGACATTTTGTAGTTCTCTTAAATTATCTCCTGTAGCTCCGGTTTTTGTAACAACTATATCAAGCATTTCATCGACTTCATTCCAAGTTTTTACACTTGCAGCACTTAATGCAATTATTCCAGCTGTAACCGGAAGAAGTTTTTTCCCTGCATTTTCAAAGCCTTGTCCAACCTTTTCAACTTGTTCTCCAATTTTATGAAAAACACTCATCTGTTCTTTGAGTTTAATTTGTTGTTTAGTATAATTTTTAAGTTGTTGTTCCGTTTCAATAATTTCTCTTTTGATAATTTCCCATTTTTCTTTTTGCCCTGGATCTTTTGCAAGTTCTTTTTCTATTTCTTTTAATTTTGCAAGTTTATCTTTGTTTGCGTTAATTACATTTCCAAGTTCTTTTTGCTTTTGTTTTAGTAGTTCCGAATTTTTAGGGTCGAATTTTAATAATTTATTTATATCTTTGAGCTTATTTTGTGCATCTCTACTTGCACTATTAACTCCTTTTAGTGCTTTTTCAAGTTTGACGGTATCTCCCCCAAACTCAATAGTTACACCTTTTATTCTACCTGCCATTTGCTCACCTCACTTTAAAAATTAATAGGGAAAAATGTATCAATATCAGCATGAGTTATTACTTCAATGTTCTCGTCATTTTCTGAATTATCTATCATTTTTTCTTCTAATAAATCATAAATCATACCTTCTGTTAAGTTTTCTAAATCTTCTACTTTTAACCCCATTTCTAAAGCTCTAAGTAAAAAAAGGGAGTATGTTATCTCCCTTTTTTTCCCTTGTTTTTTTTTACTTTTACTCTAGGTTCAAATGTAGGTTTTGTCCCCTTGATATATAAAGTTGCAATCTCCATAGATTTTACAGCTAATTCTGTAAATTCATAATTTGAAAGATAGTCTTCATAATCTTTATAGTTAAAATTATCATTATTTGCATATTTAAGCATAGTATAAGCGACTTCGATACAACTATTTAGCATTTCGAAATCTAAATCTTCAAAGCTAAATTTTTTATCCGTTTTTTTCGAGTTTTTTCCAAATTGTAATAATTTATTTAAAAAATCATTTAAGTCTTTTTTAAATTCAAAATTATATTTTAATGGTATTATGCTAGATACATTTACTTTTAGTGTTTTTCCAAAAAAATCAATCTCTCTTGTTAACATTTTTTCTCCTATCCTTGTAATGTTTTTGTTTTACTTGGTGTGTAAATTTTTGTAAACCATGTTTCTTTCGCTTTTTCATTTAAAGTTGATGCTTGAACAATTTTTTCATCATAATCTTGAAATTCTTTAGGTCTTGCCTTAAATTTAATTTTCATAACTTCAACATCAATTTTTTCTTCAACTGTTTTTAGTTCAATATCAGGTTTTTCAAAAATACAATTATATAAAACTGAAACTCTATCTTTGACATCCCCTAATATTTTAAATGCCATGGCTAAACTTACAGGTTTTAAAATACTAGGTTCTAACAATATTCCATTTCCATCTCTTTTAAATCCTAAATATTTTATTTTGAAATCATCATCAAAGTTATAGATTTCAAGTTCACCTTCGTAACCAGTATTGCTTGAAATTACATAGAATGTTCCGTTATCAGCATAGATAATCTTTGAATCTCCTTTTCCTGATAACTTTATTTTTGACGTTCCTTTTATATTTACAGGAGTGTCAAATTCTCCATCATTTTTTAACGTTGCCAAATGTAAATTTTCAACACCAAATTCTACTATATTTTTTTCTTCAGCCATATTTTAAATTCCTCCTGTTATTTCGTAATATATCATTATTACATTTTTGTCTAATTCTATATCTTCACTTTTTATAAATGTGAATCTATTCTCTTCTAATTCTTTTTCAAATAACTCTTCAAATTCAAGCTGTTTTTTTAAACTATCAAAGTACACTTCAACCATCAAATGTAATCTTGAAAAATATCTTTTGTTGTCTGCATGAACTGGCTTTTCTGATAATCTTCTATAAATCGCATAAGGCACTGTTAAATTGTCTTTTGTATTTATATATCTCAATTCAATTTTTAGTTTTTTGAATATTTTTATAAGTTTTTCTAAATCTTTATCCATTTTCTATTTCCTTTTGAATTTTCTTTTCAAATTCTTTTATTCCATTTTCTTCAACTCTCGCCCAATGTGGATATGCTTTTGCTCTTCCGACTCTTTTTCCGTTCTGTATAACATCATGTCCAAACTCTAGTAAATGAGTAAGTCTATAATATTTTTCTGAATGAACTATAGCTGTCATTGAGTCTGTGTCATCAACTTTAAAAGACTTTCTATACTTTCCATTTCTGTGTGGTGCAGTACTTTCCAATTCTTTACAACTTTGTTCTGCAACTTCTCTTGCTATTTTCCTAACACTTTCTTTTACGAGTCCAATTTCTGATTTTAAAATATCTTCAACATGTTTACTAAATTTATTCATTCAATATCACTTCTTTACATGTTAGTTCAAGCAAACCATCTTTTCTTTTATATGATCTGATAATTTCAAATTCTTTATTATCATATCTAAGATTATGCTGTCCTGAGTATTCAAAGTTATGAATAATAAATGTGATATCAACTTGTAAATCGCTATTCTTCGCTTCGTAAAATTCTCGCATTGAAATTGACTCAATATTCGCAAGTATTTGTGTCTCAATATATTTTTTTTCTTCTTCATTTAACTCATTAAGTTCAACTACTCTTTTTAAAAGTGTTATTTCATAATCAAAAGTCATTTTATTTCCTCATTCTATTTATTTTTAAATTGTGAAGTTTAAGCTGTAATGAACGTGGCATTCCTTTATACTCTGCGTTATTGTATTTGTAACAGACATAGTCAACAATAAACTCTCTTAATTCTGCTTTTTCTTCGTGATTTTCATCTGTCAACTCCATTTTGTGTTGACTTTTCATTTCTTTAAGAGTTGATTCTATCAAGAATTTTATAAATTCATCTTTGATATTTGTTGTTATGCCTAGTCTCCATTTTACAACTTGGAGTAGTTTATCTTTCATCTGTATTCACTTCTTTTTTTGAATTTGTTTTGTTATTTGAATCTTCTTTTTTTTCTGTTTCTTTGCCTAAGCCTAATTTTTCTTCAAGTCCCTCTTCATTGACTCCCTCTTCTGTTTCTTTGTCTTCGATTTTCTCAATCAATGCTTTTCCTGCTTTATTTTCATTAGAAAGCAAGTAATTTATATGTTCTTGATTAATCAAAAAGCTAAAAAGAGGATAAGAGTCGCCTTTGTAATAAGCGACTCCGTCTGTATCTATAAAATCATATAATACTTTATACATAACTAACTCCTCTCTGTTATTATGCTTCAGTTAAATTTAAAGTTACAAAGAAACCAGCTTCTTTATCTGCTTGTTCTACATCAAATCTAACTGCAGCTTGTAAGATTTCTCCATAAATATTATTGTCAACCCATTTTACGCTTAAGTCTTCTCTGTCAGCTAATAGAATTGCATATTCTAAATCTCCAATAAATGCTTTAGCATCGTTTTTTGCTCCTAAAAATTCATCAGGAACAACAATTATTTCAACAGGAAGGTATTCGTTTTGACTATTTGAAATTATTGATGAATCCCACATGTATCTTCCCATTTTGTCTTTTATAATATGAACTTTGTTAAAAAATGCTTGAGTCATTAATGCTGTTCTTCCATAAGCAATATCCAAATCAACATCTAAAAGTGTTATGATTTCATCTAGTTTTGTAGCTGTTTTAGCTGTGAATTTCTTTAATTCTTCACAGATTTTTTGATTCTTTGTATTTCTTTTTAGAATTTCTGCTTGTTCTTCAACTAGTGCCACAACATCACAATCTGCATCGTCGATACTTTCTTGTGAGATTGCTATTGAGCCTCTGTGTGTTTCTGCTTTCCAATCAACCTTCTCAAATTCAGGTTTTGCAAGTTCTGGATTTTTTTCAAGTTCTTCAACTGTTGATAATACAGCTTTATTTCTCTTTATAAGAGGATGTGTTCCTGAACTAGAATTTACTTTGATTCTTGTTACATATTCACTTAAATCTATTACTTTAGATGGTTTATTAACAGGTGTGTGGACTTCTTCTTTTGGTATTAGAACTCCTACTTCAGTTGATGTAATTTTGTCTCTTTTTAATCCTTTGGATCTAATGTACTCATCTACTTTTTTTCTTTGCTCGTTTTTTTCCATTTTTTTCTTCTCTCCTTCTGGGTTTACTTTTGGTGCTTTGTTTCTTAACTCTACTATTTCAGAATCTATTTCATTTATTTGATTTCTTAATTCTGCAACTTCACTTTCAAATTGTTTCGTTTCTTCTAAATTTCTTACAACTTCTTCTTCAATTTTTTGTAATACTTCTTCATTAATAGCTGATTCAATTTCAACTTCTAGTTCTTTCGCTCTTTCATTTAATTTTTTTATTGATTCTTCTTTTTCTAGAAGTCTTTTTTCTGCATCTTCTTTTTTTCTTTGAAGTAATTTAATTTTTAACATTTCTTTAACATCTCCTTTATTTTTTCTTTTCTTAACTTTAATTTCTTTTCTTTTGCATTTTCTAATTTTTCTCTTGCACTTACGCTTGTCTGTTCATAAGCCGGAAAAGTAACAACCGAAACTTCAAACAGGTCAATATCTGTCAATTCAACTCTTAATGTTCCATCATCTTGCCATGTTTCGTTTTGCTTGTTTATATAAAAACCAAAACTGCATTGACTAACATCTCCCCTTTTAACTCTTTCATATATATTTAGTGCATCAGTATCATTCTCGTTGATTTTTATAGTTCCAAATAATCCTTTTGCATCTGCCTTTAATTCAAGAGTAGAATTTTTTGTTCTTCCTATTACAAGCTCTGTATTGTGATTTATTAGAGCTCTTATATCTTTTTTACTTAAGTCTCCAATTGCTTCTCTTGAAACTTTTTCAAAATATGTCGGGAATATTTCTGTTTCTTCGTCAAAAACAATAAAATAACCTTCAATTATTTTCTCTTTTTCTTCTACAGTTTCACTTCGTATTTTTAAATCAATATTACTCGTTCTTTTTTCCATCGTCATTTTTCTCACCTCCTTTATTCAATTTTTTTTGGTCTGCAATTTTTGATGCTGGTATATAATTTTCTAAAATTATAAGTTCATTAAGTTCATCAAGTGGTGTTAATCCTATCCAGTCTCTAACTTCATTTCCAAGCACGAGCCCACTTGTAAATAATTTCTGTCCTATTTCGGCTATCTCTCTAAAATTATAAGAATATAAACTTCTAGAATTACATTTAAAATACAAGTCCGGACTATAAATCAAACTCTTTGTAAGTGTTTGTTCGATTATTTTCCCGATGCTCATTATTTTAGTTTGTATAAAGTTGTTGAATTCATCTGCACTAAAATTTCCAACTCCTAATAAAAATGCCGGTACTCCGAGCATACTTGCAACTGTTTTTTTGTCTAGTATCACACTATCATTTAAAGCTAAATCGTTTAATGTGAGGGGTTTTATTTGATTTATTTCAAGCATTTCTGCTGGTATTATCCAAGGTCTTCCCGATTCTTTTCTAGATAGATATTTTTCTTCAATTGCTTCTTTTCCCTCTTCAGTTTCTAAAAGTTCCTCTGTAGAGTCCACTTTTATTATCAGGCTAGGCATATACTGTCCTTTTAAAAAACTTTTTCTTGTATCTGTAGCAAGTGAAAGAGCCTCGTTTACATCTCTTAAATCTAACCTGTAGCCTGTTCCTTTATAAAATTCTATTTCATCAGGATTTAAAACAAAATGAATAAATTCTCCTGAATAATATTTTTTGCTTTCGTGTGTTATATAATAATCTTGCTTTGAGTAGTCCCAAGTAAAACTTAAGTTTTTAGTTGTCTTAGGAATTAAATCTTCAAGATATCCTTGTTCATTAAAAACAGGAAAAACTACTGCATTTCCGTTTACTACCAAATTTTTAACAATAAAATAAATCCATGCTTTTTTTGTCATAAACTTACATGGATTTATATCAATTTTTTTTGATAATGAATTTTTAACTCTTACATCGCCTTTTTCGGTGTTTTGCATTAAGTATATTGTCATGTTTGAAACTAAATCTGCTATAATATCAATACACTTCTTAAATTCTACTGTTTCTGATAACGAAGTATATCCTGAAACATAATCGTAAATACCTCTTTGATTTAAAACAAAACCATAAGGTGGTCTTGAATTTTTGTTTTCTTTTGTATTACCTTCTCTTTTAAAGAAATTCTTTATTCCCATTATTTCTCACCTCCTTTTATTTTGATTTTAACCATTCTTCTGTTTCGTGCTTTTTGTCTTCATCTTCAATCATTCTCATACATGCAAAAACAGATGCATCAAATAAGTCTATTTTTTGAGTCGGGTCTGTTTTTTCGTATTGTATTGCATCATCTACTTTTTCAACTGCTTTTACATTAGAAACACAGTACTCGTATGCTTCTGAATGTAAATAATAAAATTCTTTATTTTTTACTTTCATTTCTATTCTTCTAAACCCTTGTGATTTTTTAAAATAAATTTGTGGTTCATCAATCATTTTAAATTTTTTCTTTTTCATTTTTAAAAAGAATTCATTTGCGAATTTTCTATCGAATCCAACCTGACGGATTTTAAACCCTTTTTCTCTCATCATACAAAACCATTCTACAACATCATCATATAAAACAGTTTCTGTATCACTCATTGTCAAGTTTCCATCATCTTCCCACCCAAATAACGGAATAGAATTTTCCTCTGCAACTATATGTGCTCTAGATCTAGGGAAAAATGCATGTGTTATACAAATATCAACTCCTTTATAATTTCCATATAGAGCTGAAGCTGTAAGGTCGTGTAATTTTGAAAGGTCAGCACCTCCATACCAGCTTATTTTTAATTTTGCAAGGTCTTCTAAAGTCCAATTATACTGTTCATCTGAATCGTAAAATTCTGTTAAGTCGAAATATGCTTTTACACTATTTGTAAAAATGTTAAGTGATTTTGCAAGAAAGTCTTTCCTTTGCTGTGGGTCATTCCTAGCTTGGTATGCATCGTTTTTTAAACTATCAAGACTTATCGTATAACCTACTGATGGATTGGCTTTTATGATTTCTGTTTCATCATCATATTTGTTTTTATCGTCTGCTTTTGCAATAAAAATGAACAACTGCTCATCAACAAGTTGTCCACTTAATACTTTTTTACAATATTTTAACCTCTGCCCACAAAACCAGTTTTCATTATCTCCTGCTGTTGATATCCCAATGCAGAGTTTGTTTGCATAGGCTTTTCCAGCCTCTTTAATTACATTGTATTTTTTTGGGGTTTTGTATGCGTGTAATTCATCACAGATTTGTATATTACTATTTAATGAATCTTGATTATCCGAATTGCCTGCTAAAGCCTCAATTTTCATAAAACCATCACTAAATTTTCTTTCTATAGTGTGTCCGAATGAATTATCTCTTATTTTGAAATACTTATCTTCCTGAAGATGATAAATATTTTCTTTGATGAATGTAAAACTTTCCAATGATTGCTTTAAAACGTCACCAACAATATAAATCTTTGTTCCGGATTTCCTGCTTAGTATTCCCAATGCCCAAGCTAAAGCTCCAATAAAAGAAGTTTTTCCATTTTTTCTTGGTATAAATATGAAAACCTCTTTAAATCTTCTTAAAATTGTTTTTTTATGATAAAAACCTAAAATATTATAGATGCAAAATTTTTGCCATGGGATCAATTTCAAGGGTTTATTAGCTAAAGGAAGTCCTGAAATGGTCTCTCCTTGAATATTAACTATTGTTCCTTCAATTAGTTTAATTACAAATTCTGCTTCTTCTACTTTGAATTCATAATTTTTATTATCTAAATCTTTAAAAAATCTTTGAACTGCTTGTAGTTGCTCCTCGTTGACAATTTTTGAACCACTTTCAACGCTTGTTATGAACTCAACTACTTCTTTATCATTTATTTTTTGAAGTTCACAATTATTGATAATTTCATTCTTTTTTTTCAAAATTAGAGAGTATGTATTCAAGAACACTGTTATTTTGTTGTGGTTCTGTATCAATAACGTTCTTAATTTTCTTCAAGCCGGTAGGAGTAAGTCCTAATTCTCTTAAATAGACTATACTATCATCTCTTAATTTCTCAATTGATAAATAAAATGGATTTTTTACTAAATTTTTGCTACCATTTTTATTCGTATGAGTTACAACCATCTGATAACCTGATTTTGCAAAGTTCTCTTTTGCTTTTTCTAAATCAACTAAAATTTGTGCAGTCAGTTCTATTATTTCATTAAAAGATTTGTCATAGGTGCCTGCAGATTTCATTTTTTTGATTAAATCCTTTTTGACTTTTGAAAATTCCATACTACACCTCCTCTGCTAATTTATTTTTATTGCTTTTTCTCCTGTCAAGTTCTCCCATCTTTTTATTATTACTTCTACATATTTAGGCTCATACTCCATCATGTAACATTCTCTATTTAATTCTTCACAAGCAATTAATGTTGTTCCTGAACCTCCAAATAAATCCAAAACTTTATCCCCCACCTTGCTAGAATTCTCAATTAAATATTTGAACAAATCAACAGGTTTCATTGTTGGATGTTCTAAACTTCTTAACGGCTTATTAAAATCTAAAACTGTTGTCTGCTTTCTATCTGAGTACCAATTGTGAGGTGCTCCTTCTTTCCACCCATAAATACAAGGCTCATATTTCCATTGATAATCTTGTCTGCCTAATACCATGTTGTTTTTATTCCAAATTAGAATCTGTCTAAAATTGCTACCTGCATCTTTCAATGCTTTTAAGAAATTTATACTTTCAGCTTGAGCATACCAAATATAATATGCTCCTCCTTCTTCTAAAACTTCAAGCATATTTTTATACATTTTAAATAAAAATTGATAAAATTCTTCATCTCCTACTTTATCATTTTTAATATTAGTATTTGTACCTTTTTTAATTCTTTCACATGATCTCGTTTTTGAAATATGCTTTGCTTTTTCTTCATAATTTACGTTATATGGTGGGTCTGTTACCACAAGGTTAACTGTACCCCCCCTGTTAAAAATTTGACGCTTTCGTTATCTGTGCTATCTCCACACATCAAAGTATGCTTTCCTAACTTAAAAATATCTCCTCTTTGTACTTTTAATTTATTTTCATCATTTTCTAAGCTACTAAGTACCTCTTCAAATTGCTCCTCGCTTTCTTCTAATTCGTTTAAAGGTTCAAAAGGTTCAAATCCAAATTCAGACATGTCAAAATCTATTATTCCTTCCATTTCAATTTGTAATTTTTCCAAATCAAACCCTGTTGTCATTGTTAAATTATTATGTGCTAAAATATAAGCTTTCTTTTGTTGCTCATTTAAATGAGTTAATCTTATAATATCTACTTCTTGAAATCCTAATTTTTTCAATGCATAAAGTCTTCCATGTCCTTCTATGATAACATTATGTTCATCAACTGCAATCGGGTCATTGTTTCCAAATTCCCTGATAGAATTACAAATTTGTTCAATTTGCTCATCTGTGTGTATTTTTGCATTATTTTCATATTCAATAACGCTATTAATATCAATTTTTTCAAAATTCATATAATATCTCCTTAATTTTATGTAAAAAAATAACAAAAAATTGATAAAAATTGATAACTTTTTTATATCATTTTTATAAATTTTTTGTTATAAAATATTGTCTTTTTTATATCATTATATTTTTGCTAATTCTTTTGAAATTTCAAAACTTACAAGCAATTTTAAAAACCATTTTTTTATACCCTTTTAAAAGCTGTATTTTTAGCCGTTCCCCCTTTTCTAAAAAAATGCCTTTGTATATAAAAGGTTATTTACGCCGTTTTTATTGGCTTTGTGATTTTATTTTTTTAATAGGGGGGATATTCTTTTTTGTAGTTCTTTTCCTTTATTTGTAATTTCGTGATTTTTACGATTATGCATTTCATTGTGGCATTTTTCACATAATGAAATAAGGTTGTTTAAATTAAGTTTTAATTCAGGATATAATTCATAAGGATATATATGATGAACTGTTGTTGCCTCTGTTATCTTTCCATATCTCTTACATTCTATGCAAATATATTTGTCTCTCCTCAATACTTTTAACCTTTTATCTTTCCATTTCTTTGTGTTATAAAAGTTCATTGCTATACCTCTTTTTTACAACAAAAAAGACACCTTAATAGATGTCTTATTTGTTATTATATTTAATTTTTAAATTGCATTTAATTCTTTTTCTAATGCCTCTGTTAATACTTTAGAAAAGTTTATTCCACTTTGTTCTGCAAGGCGATTAAGATTATATGGAATACTTAAAGTTTTTTTAACTCTTTTGTTTTCTAATCTATTTTTGTATTCATTAAAATCTATTTCAACAATAGATTCTATTTCTATATCCATTTTTTCATCAAATGGATATTTCCTATTTGAACTAAATGCTTTCGGAAATTCTTTATCATCTTCAGTATAATCAATCCAAGTTATCCCAATTAAATCCCTTGCCATTTCCATACATTCAAATAAATCTTCTCCTTGTGTTGTACTATCCAAATCAGGAATATATACTAGATGATATTTTTCATCTAACTCCTTTTTAAAAATAATTATTGGATATGCTGTTCTCATTTCTCCACCTCCTATAAATATACAGTCTAAAAATATGAAACTTAAGTTGTTTTGAAGTTAAGGCTTTATTTAAGCCCTAACTTCTTTATCAACCCTTTTGCCAATTTTTCGTTTATTTCTCTATGACGTGGAACTTTTTCAATTTCTCCGTCTTTTTCGTAAATTGTATGATTGGCTCCTTCTCTTTTAAATTTCCAACCGTTTTTTTCTAACAGTTTTATAAAATCTCTTTGTTTCATATTCCCGTCCTTTCTTTTGTTTACACCTATATTATACTCCTTTTATACGTACTTGTCAAGTGTTTTTTATAAAAAATCACAAAAAAAGAGTAATTTTAATTACTCTTTTTCTGCATAAATTTATATGAAAGGAGGCTTCTATGAACCATCTCTGAAATGATACTTTATATTCTTTTCTATGATATCATTATAACACACAATTTAATCATTTTTATTGCAAGTTTTTTGCGAATTAAACTATCTTGCCATATTGTCTTTCAAGTATCTTGAATAAAACTCTGTCTAAATCTCTGCTTATATTTGACTTGTCTTTGAATAGAATCTTCTCCATTTTTTCTAATTTGTAGTTTTTGAAATATCTTAGTTCTATGAGTTTATATTCTTCAGGTGTTAAACAAGATAACTTACTTTTAGTTCTTACATATTCGCTTTCAATACTTATTAATTGTTTTGACAATCTATCTTGTCTCGCTAATAAATTTATAAGTTTTTCTTCGATAGAGTTTGTATCATTTCCTTTCCCTGTACTATAAGATGTTGGATTAGAGTTTTTTACATTATAGATTTTGTTATCTATTATTTCTAATTCCTCATTTATACTTTTTACATTTTCTTCGTGATATGAAAATATTCTCAATTCCTCTTCAAAGTCTTTTAAAAATGCACTTTTTTTCATTTACTTCTCCTTTTTTTCACTCTTGTTGATTTCTCTTTTTAATGTTTCAAGTATTGTTAAATTTAAAATAGAAAATACAATTATTAGTAACACTCCTAAAATAATATTAAATTTTATAGTTTTAAATATAAATATAATATTAAACAATATATAACTTATTATTGCCAAGACTGACAATATCTTCTGCATTTTTTCAATAGCTCTATTAGTTTTCATTTCTTATCCTCCTAAATTCTAACTATACTTTCAATAAATTCTCTATCCTCTGCATCTTGATAGATAATTCTTTTGTTTTTTCTTTCAGCATGTTTTATTTCTATCTTTGCTCCTTCACTATCTTTAAAATCTTTTAATACATAAATATAGTCAACTTCTTCAATAATTGATTTACATATTTTTAAATATGAACTATATTCCATACCCGCTGGAAATTGTGCTGGATTAAAAACTCTAAATCCTAGTTCTCTTAAATACATTTCAGCATTTTTGAATTTTTGTCTGTAATTATAATCTCCTGTAATTTTCCCGATAATATAAATTACTGTTTTTCTTTTTTTGCTATATTCTTTCACATTCTTTTGATATCTATCCATAAATTTCTCCTTTATTCTTTGATAAGTAGATTTGGTATGTTTATTAAGTTTTCTAAAAATAAAATTCCTTTAGATCCACTGAATTTAACTTCAAACTGTTTTATATCCTTTATTCCTATTGTTTTTTTACCTACTATTTTTTCAATATTGTTCCATACTTGATACGGAATAAAAAAGTATCTTTCAATCATTCCCTCTGCAAAGCAAATGCAAATTGCTGCAATTGCTCCAAGTTCCTGATTTCTTTTTAATTCTTTTTCTTGATTTTCAGATAAAACATTCTTTGATATTCTTTCTTTACTTGTAAACTTGCATTCAAAGACTATCATTTGTCCTCCGTTCAATACACCTTTGAAATCCGGTTCAGCTTTTTTTAAAAATTGTCCTTGAAATTTTCCTCCTTCAGCTTTCTTTAGCACTCGGAATGGTTCAGGTGTTTTGTGAATGTTTGCAATTCCCGTTTCCCTGTAATGATTACAGGCTCTTTCAATTTGCTGTTCAAAGAAATGCCCTTGAGCATTATTCTTCAAACTTTTAAAACTCCTTTTTACATCTTTCATTTTAACATCTCCTATTATATTTTTTTAATTTTCTTAACGTGAGAACATCTAAATTGCTGATTATCATCAACGCCCTTTAAAAAGTAATATCCGTTTTTATAACAACTTTCCAAGTAATCATCTGTTTTAGTTAATATTCCACGATAACAAAAGTTATCAAATAATGTAATTTCTACATATTCATCTAAATAGCTTTCAAGTTCAATTTTATTCATTTTCTAACAGCTCCTTGTTTTCGTATATATTGCCAATGATTTCAAAATTTTTAAAATCTAAATCATCAAAAGTAAAATCATTATTTTCTAATCCTGAAGGTGTTCCTCCATCTTCATATACAAAATTATCTAATGTAATATAACTTCCTTTTTTCACAACACTTGCTATATTAAAGCCATCACAAACTGTTACATCTGTTGTTTCTCCTGCACCATCTACAAATTCGTATAATTCAGGGAATTTTACTATATCTCCTATAAATATTTCTTTTTTGTTTTTATCATTAAAGCCTGTTGACTGCATAATTTCAGCATCTTCAAAGTTTGCATAAAATTCAGCATTTTTATCAGAAAAATAAATTAAACTTTTGATATCAAAGTCAATATTTGATACATCTCCTAACAGTTTGAGTTTTTTATCCCAAACCCTAAATTTTAAATTATTCATTTTAAAACAATTTTCCTCCGTTTTTTACATATCTTTTAATAACTTCATTAGCTGTTTTTTGTGCTAATGTTGTCATATTTTCTGCCAATTTCTCTAACTCATCATCTGTTAGTTTCTCAAAATTTATTTGTTGTAATTCTTTAATTAAATTATCTATGTTCATTTTTTACCTTCCCGTTTCTTTTGTTTTTTTTATATTTTAATCTTCTTTCAACTTCATCAGCTATATCAATTATTAAAAATCTTCTTTCAAGTTCTTTTTTATTCTCTGCACAAAACTTCATTTGTTCTCTTTTTCTTAAAGCCCACCTTATCAAATCTATAACTTTAAAAATTCCACCCACAATAAGCAACCATAAAATTATTGATATAATCAATTTATCTTTATTCATTATTCTTGCACCTCATTTACATATAGTTCATAAGTGATTTTAGTTATAAATTCCCAAAATTCTTGAGTACACCCTATTACACTTCCATATCTATCCTCGTTTGTGAGTTTTATAAATCCTTTAATTTTATAACCAAGCAACAATGCTCTTTCATTATCTCTCAATTTAGTCTTATCAACGTACTGGTCTAATAAGCAATGAATTAAATATGGGAAAAAATGGACATCATCTATATTTAAGTTACGTCCAAGTGTTTTTTGAAATAATACATTTAAATCTTCTCTACCCTTAATATTTCCTCTAATTTTTTCTTTCATTTTCTATCTCCTCTATTACTGTCAATTCAATTAATCCAGCTATATTATTACATAAATAATCCTTTACAATTTTTTCAAATTCTTGATTTTTGTAAAAACTACAATCTGAATATTTACAATGTTTTCTTACACCCTCTAACTTTAGACTAATTATTTTTAATTCTTCTATTTCATCAAAAAAGAATTCCATTTTTTCTTCGGAACAATAACAAAGTTCTGCAATATTTCTTGTTGTTTTACCTTTAAAACTTACTTTCACTTTGCTTATTTCTTTATCTGTTATTTCAGAATAATGCCCTATATAATCAATAATAAAATTAATTTTTGGTGTTATATATCCGTCAACACACTTTTCTAATTCGACTTCCATATCAATATCTTCCATAGTGAAACTGTCATAAAAGTAACAATTTACTTCAAAATCTGCTCTAATCTTCATTTTCTATCTCCTTAACCCTGTACAGTTCAACTGATTGTAATCTGCTTTCATCTTCAATTATTGCTACTGGATATGCTATCACTCCTCCTGATAATCCTCCTGCCATCATACTTTCTTTTATAATTGTTGAATATTGAAAAACACCATAAAAATTCGCTTCTATCCAACTATCCATTTCATTAATATTTTTAAGAAACTTACATTTTTTCAACTATTTTCTCCTTTCAAGTTCTTCAAATTTTCTTCTAATGATTTTTTCTTCTAAGTTTCCATTCTTGATTAATTGTTTGATGTACTCATAAAATTCTTTATATAAGTCATCTTTACACAAAAACTTATAAAGTACTTTTCTTTGTGCCTTTTCGATTTCATATGCAACATCAGTCAGGCTTATTCCGTTTTCTTTTAGAATATTTATCTGTTCATCAGTTATCGTTATTACACTTCTAAGTGTTGTTTCATTTTTCTTATTAACTGAATCAATTAATCCTTGTGCAATTTCCTTTCCCACGTAATCTACTATTTTTCTTTGTCTCTTTGCACTTAATTTTGAAATGTCCCTCATTCTTTCCTCCTTAGTTTTAAATAAATACTCCATCCGTTAAACTCGTTGTACACTACCTCATATCCGTTAGTCATATCTTTTATAGTCCAACCCGGATATTGTTTTTCCCAGTAATCTTTTTCAAAGTAATTCTTACATATTTTTTCAATTTTTCTTCTTGAATATTTGCTATCATTTGTTCTGCTGTATGGTCTTTCTAAATTTTGACTACAAGTCCACTTCCTTTTCTTTGTCAAATTTCTAGCCAAATATTGACTAATTGCTGTAACTCCTGTTTTTTCATCATACTGTAATCTTCTGCAATTAGCTCTTCCGATTACTTTTCCTTTTTTCTCTCCTTTCCTTTTTCTTTTCCTCCATAGATCTTCAACCACGTCTCTATCTATCCCCCCATTTATGAGTAGATGATGATGTGGTCTTACACTTTCCACTCCTTCCTCTTCATCTTCTTTCGTTGTGTATGATGTAACAAGTATGTATTTTAAATCTTCAAGTCCCTCTGCACGTCTTTTTCTCTTGAGTCTTCTTAAATAATTAGCAATGTTCTTCTCCATTTCTTCAACGCTACTAGGAAAGTTCTCATCATTATAAGTTAAATGTAAAACATAGTCTCCCTCACTGAAATTTGTTTCAGCAAGTTGAACAAATTTTCTCTTTGCATTTTTATCATTAAGATTCTTCTGAACTTGAATACTTTCTTTAGTTTTCTTTGACCTTTTTCCTCTTTGCTTTCTAAATTCTGTATAAGGATAAATATCAACTTCCATATATCTATCCCCACAATAGATTTTTTTCTCTCTAATAAAACTTCTCATCATACCACACCATTTTTCCTTTTTTCTTTTTATTTTTTTGAATGGTCGAAAAGATAATATCCATTACAAGCTCGGCAAAGGGGTTTCCCCCTTTGATATTTACTTGTTTTTTTTCGTGATGTGTGGTATAATATTAGTAACAATATGTGTTACTTTTTATCTTATTTGTTTTCAGGTTGATAAGATAAAAATCGACTTATACCACAAAGTGCTTTTTAAATAAAAGCACTTTTTTCTTTTTTTTTCTTTTTTTTTTTTTTTTTTTTTTTTTTTTTTTTTTTCTAATTTTTCTAATGCTCTTTGTTCTGCGATTTCTTCTAAGTCTGGTAATACTCTTAGTAATGTTCTTATAAATCCTAATGATTTTTTATAGTCTCCAAATCCTAGACAGTTAACTGCAGGTATAGCACTCTTGCGAAGTTCTTTCATCAATTCTTGAAAATGTTCTTCTTCAGTATTTACGTCTTCATTTCTTAAATTAATTTCTGTTTCTATATCTTTAAGGAATACGGTTACTAGTGAATTTTTATTTTTGTCTAGCAGTTCAGCACACGATACAACCCCTTTATCCGTTTTTATAAAGTTTAAAGAGTAAATTTTTTCATACTCTATATTCTTGTAAATTATTGGGCTTTCTAACATCATTAATTTTTTTGCAATATTTACATTCATTTTATTTTCCCTTTCTTGATTTATTTGTTTTCTAAAAACTCTCTATTTTGATAAATATTTCCAACTATTTCTGATTTTTGATAATCTCTATTTAATACATATAAATCTTTATATTGCTTTGTTTTATCTATATTAGTCATGTCAAAACTTGAAAAGCATCCGTTCCATGTTATTCTGTATGTTTCATCCTTGATTTTTATAATATCTCCTTCAAAGATTTCTTTTCCGTTCTTATCGTGTAACCCTGTATATTGCAATATCTTTTTATTTTCACTATCTAAAAAAGTTATTGCTGTTCCAAAAATTGTATCTTTTGAAAATTGATACAATGTTCCATCTGAACCAATAAATACATTATTTAAAAATGTTTCTCTTTCTTTGTCCCAAACTCTGAATTTTAATTCTTTCATTTTTTACTCCTTTTAAAATTTAAAATGGAATTTCTTCATCTCGTGCTTCAGAAATGCCTACGTCCCAATCATCAAATGGATCAGTTTCCTTTTCTTTATCTCCCCAATCAATAAACTGAACTCTTTCTGCTTCTATATTAAATGTATATTTCTTTTGTCCGTCCTCTGCAGTATAAACTCCTGTTTGAATTCTTCCTTGAACTGCTACGTTCCTTCCTTTTTTCAAAAACTTTTTGCAATTTTCAGCCATTACTCCGTAAACAACAATTCTTATAAAATCTGCTGTTTGTTTATTCATTGCTTGAAGTTCTTCTTTTTTCTCTTTCGATAATCCTCTGTCAACTGCAATTGTAAAAAAGCAGTATGGATTTTGTGCTTGACTATATCTAAAATCAACTGCATTCGTTAATCTTCCGATTAAAGTAACATTATTCATTTCTTAATCCTCCTTTTTTTTAATTCATAATCATATTTATAAAATGCATTATAAATAATATTGTTGCGAACGTTGTTATCATACCTGCTATGCAACCTTTAAAAAATATTGTATTCTCTCGATCTTCTTGTATTTCTCTAGATGTACAGTTATGCTGTTCATTTTTTTCTTTTAGCTTAGAAATCGCAGTGACAGATGTTTCTTTGATTTTACTGTAATCAACACCTCCTCTATATGACTCAGCTAAATCGTTATAAAAACATGCTCTTTTTTGTTCTTTCATACTATTCTCCTTTTATCATTTTTCTTCTATTAAAATATTCTCTCAAACATAAATCGTTCAAAGTTTTTAATATTGCATCCAGTTCTTCTTTATCTAAAGAATGTACATTTTTAAAAGAAACATTCTTGCCATTTTTATTTATAATCAACAAAGTTTCTTTATTGTGCTTTTCAAAAATCAACTCATTTATATTGTTTTTGTATAATCTCCATCCAAGTTCTTTTAAATCTTTTCTAATGTCCATTACCTTATCCCTCTTTCTATTAGAAAACATATTATCTTTTTTGTTTCGTTTTTTATAAACTTTAAATCTTTATATGTTTTATTTTTATTTAGTCCTAATTGCTCATAAGCCGGAATATAATCTTCCAAACTTGCTGAATTAAATTCAATATAATATTCATCAAATTGACTTTCGAATTTTATTCTGCTGTGATATATGATTTCTTTTAATTCTTCTAAAGTTTCGTCTGATAATTTTTTAGTATCTTTTAAATATATTTTTACGAAAAGACAATGTGTATTATTATCTCTTGAAACAATTCCATCATATCCGTGCATTTTAAATTTTATTTTTCCATTTACTCTTAATAATGCTTTGTCATCTACATACTTACTCCATTCACTTTTCTTGTGATTCATTTCCTTTTCCTTTCAAGTTCTTCAAGCCTTAATAGTCTCTTTTGCATTTCATTCATCTGTTGTTTTGCTTTATAAGAAAAGTCTATATACTTTGAAAAAATATCGTTGATTTCTTCAGTAAGTTTTTCAAAGTTCCTTTGAAATTCTTTTAGATCTTCTCTCAACTCTTCTACACTACTCATAACTTTTTTCTTGTACCTCTTCTTTTAAAACTTCTTTTTCAAACTTCTCTGTAAGCATTTCTGCTAAGGCTTCTAATCCACTTTCTAAAATACTTCCTTCGAAAAATATTTCCATAGCTTTACTCCTTTTGTTTTTCTCCTCCTTTCTTTTTAAGGTTGCTATTTTGTCAACTTTTTAGTTAAAAAAATTTCAATTATTTCATCATCTGATAACTTCAAAATCTTTGCTAATTTATAAATTTCTTCGCTAAAAAAATCTGATAATCCATTTAATTTGTTATAAAATCCTGCTCTTGATAAATTTAATTCATTTGCAATAAATGTTGTTGTTAATTCACTTTCTATAATCTTTGATTTTAATTTTTTTGAATCAGTCAATTTTATCTACCCCTCTCTTTTATTTTTTATTTTACGTCTATTATTATATACTGCAGTTTCCGTTTTGTCAACTATTTTTTACTATTTTTTTATAAAGTTGACAATTTAGAAATTAAGTGTATAATATATTTAACAGGTAAGAAAGGAGATACCACTATGACTATATTTGAAAGAATTAAAAATAGACGTTTAGAATTAAATATGTCTCAAGAAGAACTGGCTTTAAAAACGGGTTATAAAACTAAAGGAGCAATTTCAAGAATTGAAAATGGAAGTAGAGATATAAATCAAAGTCAAATTGAGCTTTTTGCTAAAGCACTTGATGTATCTCCTGAATATTTACTACTAGGAAGTAAAAACAATAATACTTCCTCGTTTAAAAAACTTGATACAAAAGGAATAAATAGAATTGCAGCTCAATTTGAAGGTGATAATTTTTCTGATGAAGATTTAGAAGTTATACAAAATTTTATAAATTATGTTAGGGATAAAAACAAAAAATAATTATGAGGTATTTTATGACAGTTTTTGAAGATTTAGAGCAAACAGCTTATAGTGAAAATATTGAAATTTTAGAACAATATATAAAAAACGAAAATCTAAAAGGCTTATACTGTGATAATACAATTTTATTAAATAATAAACTTGACAGTAATATTAAAACTGAAGTCTTGGCACACGAATTAGGACATCATTTTACTCTTGAAGATAATTCGATTTTTAGTGATAAACAAATATATGAATTATCTGCTGATAATTGGGGTTATCGAAAAATATTTCCTATTGAAAAATTAATAAATTATAAACTCAATAATTATGATGTAGATGAAATTTGTGAACTTGAAAACATTACTCCAGAATACTTTTTAAAAGCAATGAATTATTATAAGAATAAATATGGAGATTATATTTTAAAATATGAAAATTATTTAGTTAGATTTTTTCCATATTTTCAAGTTTTTTCAGAAGATGAACTTCTATTTGACTATTAGATTTTAAAATATTATATATTATGGAGGTTATTTATGAAATCATCAAAAAAATTCGCTATCTTTATTATAAAAATTTTAAATTATCTATTATCCGGATTTTTTATTCTTGCAGGAATTTTAAGTTTAACTAAATATCCTGCATTGTGTATTGTCTCAATTGTTTTAGGTATAGTAATTTTTAAATCTTTTAATAAAGCTATTAAAAATTATTCTCTTAATGAAAATAATAAAAAATCGGATGCTGAAGAAGTTCAAAAAAATATAGCATCTAAAACTTCTAAATTAAATACTTATATAACAGGTGTAACACATAAAAATGATGAAGGTAAAGACATTCAAAAATTATTTAAAAATTATGTAAGTTTAAATTATGATTCTACAAACTTTGAGGATTATACAAATGATGAAATTATTGAAAATGATTTAAAAATAAATGAATATAATTTAGTTGAAATTAATACAATTAATTTATTGCCTGAACCGAATAATCTTTATGATTCTAATGCTATTAAAATTATTCATAAGGATATAGGGCATATTGGATATATCCCTAAAGACTATTGTGTTGATGTTAAAAATTTTATTGATACTGATAAAAAAATAGAATTTATTATTTCTTTTAGAGGTGGAAAAACTAAATTTGTTGAAACTGATGAAAATTTAGAAGATATAGTTGTTATTAAAGATAATAATTACTATGTTGATTTAACTATAAAAAAATGGATTTAATTTGCTCTCTTCTTGAGAGCTTTTTTAAAAGAGGTGTTATGGTAATGAAGAAAGCTTTTGCTTATGCTCGTTTTTCAACTGATATGCAAAGAGAAGAAAGTATTGATGCACAATTTAGAGCAATAAAAGAATATTGCTCTCGTAATAAAATATTTTTAGTCAATACTTTTTCTGATGAGGGAATAAGTGGCACAACTGATAATAGACCTGAGTTTCAAAAAATGATAAAACTTGCTTATGAAGTTGATTTTATCATTGTACATAAATTAGATAGATTTTCTCGTAATAAATATGATAGTGCTATTTACAAACGAGAATTAAGTCAAAAAAATGTTAGAGTTATTTCTGTTTTAGAAAATTTAGATGATAGTCCGGAGAGTGTAATTTTAGAATCTGTACTCGAAGGAATGAGTGAGTATTTTTCTAAAAACTTATCAAGAGAGGTTAAAAAAGGACTATATGAGAATGCTTATAAAGGAAAATTTAATGGTGGTGTTCCCCTCTTCGGTTATTCAATAGATGAAAATAAAAATTATATTATTAATGAATATCAAGCAATAGCAGTAAGACTCATCTTTGATAGATTTGCAAAAGGTTCATCATATACAGAAATTATAAATGAACTTGACTCACTTGGTTACAAAACAGTTAAAGGAAATAGCTTTAAATCTACTACTCTTTATGAAATGCTATCTAATGAGCGATATATAGGAACTTACATTTTTAGCAAAGAAGATTATAACTTAAGAAATAAGAAAAGAAATTCTCATAGATACAAAAATAGAGAGGACATGATTATAATTGAAAACGGCAATCCTGCAATAATCGATAAAAAGACTTGGAACTTAGTCAAGGAGAGACAGAAATTGAATAGTAAAACAAGTAATAAATCAAAATGGAATTATGTTCTATCTCCGTTCTTATACTGTGATGAATGTGGCGAAAGACTAAACGGAACTACAAGAAAAAATAATCAAGGAAGATACTATCATTACTATCGATGTGTAAACAAGAATTGCAGTCAACAATCTATAAGAACCGACTTCTTGGAAGAAGATTTTTATATTGCATTTAATGAAGCTGTTTTTTCTGAAGAAAATAAAAAAACATTAGCAAAAAGAATGAAAGCATTTTTGGATAATAAGAAAATAAATATAGACAAAGAAAAAATTGAAAACGAAATAAAAGAAGTTGAAAAACAAATTAATAATTGTGTCGATTTCATTATAACAGGATCTAATTCAATATCTGTAAAAAATAAAATTGAAGAACTTGAGTTAAAAAAATTCAATTTACAAAATGAACTCTTAAAATCTAAAGTTAGTGAAAATAAAATAGATATAAATTCTATCATCGAATTTATAAATAAGTATGATAAACTCGAAAAATTTTCAATTCATGAACAGCAAATCATTTTAAAGTTCTTTATTGAAAAACTAAAATACAAAAAAGGTAAACTTACAATACGACTAAAACTAACTGAGCAATGTACCACCAGTGGTCGTGGGCTTGTAAATGGTACGGAATTTCCTGCACCATGTTACTATGGACAGTAGTTAAAAAGTAGAGTTTTTCGACTCTACTTTTTTTCTATTTAAAATCATTTTAAGAAAGGAGTTGTTATGAAAAAAGTTGTAAATATTGAAAAAACTGATTCAAATTTTGAAAATTATACTTTATTTGATATTGAAACAACAGGTCTAAACAGAAGTAAGGACTTTATGTATATGTTTGGAATTTGCGAAAAAAAAGATAATGAATTGATTTATTCTCAATATTATATCGAAGATGAAAAAGAGGAAAAAGAACTGATTTTAGAGCTTTCAAAACTTTTAAATAATAAAAAAATTATCTCATATAATGGTGATAGATTTGACTTCCCTTTCATCAGAAAAAAAATGGAAAAATATAATATTCCTAAATTCAATTTTGAAAACACTGATATTTATAGGCAACTCCAAAAGCTAAATTTCTTTTTAGACGAGCCTAGTCTTAAAGCTATAAATTTAGGAAAAAGACTTGGTTTTGATGTCCATGATCATGTTAATCAACAAGAAATGCCAAAGATTTTTAAGATGTATCAAGAGCTTAAAGACAATGAAATGCTGTCAAAATTAATATATCATAATTATATTGACTTACAAGTTTTAAGCCATATTTATGAATATAAAGAGAGTATTTTAAATAGAATACTTACAATTAATAATAAGAAATTTACTGGAGTTTTGAAAACTCTTTATATACAAAAAAACTTTCTAGTTGTTAGACTTTCTAATCCTAGAAATCTAATTTTAAATTTTCATCAACAAAATTACAGCATTATAAGTAATAAAGACGAAATAAAAATAGAATTGGAATTAGAAGAAGGTCTTATAGAAAACAATATTAAAGCTAAGGTTTTTAAGTCAAAATACGACAATAAAATCTTTAAAGAATCTAAAAATTTAACTGAAAATTTCATTCTTATATTAAAGCAAAATAAATTAATTAAAGAAAATTTACTGCTTTTACTTAATATTATTTAG